TCTGTCGGATTCATATTGAACCTCTCACAAACCCTCCAGACGGTATAATAATATGTCCTACCGTCTGGGTAAAAAGGCTGAACTAATGAGCCTTTTGCGCTGCTAAAAAACGTTTCTTTGATTCCTCTATTTTGGATTCATCTAATCCGTTAGCTTCAAATACACCGTTTATCAATCTATCAATTTCTGATACCGTTAATCCAAATTCTTTTAGCTCTTCAACATATAGATGATATGTTTCTGGATTAGTTAATTTAACCTTATCCCACTGTAAGTCTGGTGTAGCACTTAAAGATTTAATTATCATATAATCTATTCTGTTCTTTACAAACTGCTCTATCGCGATTTTATACTTTGGGTCTTCTATATCTGCAACAGCTTGTGTCTGTCCTTTATGCTGTATCATCGGAGGCTCTGGTCTTTTACAGACAGTTGCAAATTCAGTCATATCTGAGACTTGAGCTTGGAAGAATAAATCTTCTTCTCCCCTTATGATAGGGATTATAACTGGTGGAAAACTTAACACTTTCTTACCTTTGATATTCATCTTTCTTACTCCTTTGGTTAAAAAGTGGTGGGGATAATTCCCCACCACAGTGATTACTTACGAACTTGCAGCTATTCTTGTCAGCGTTGCATCCGTAACGTTACATTTTCCTGTTACGGAAATCTGTGCCGCCTGTATGTCGTAATTGAGTTCTTCGTAGCGGAAGTCAGGAAGAAGAATAACTTCAGCCTTACTACCATCCTCACAATCAGGGTCTACGTAAATCTCAATATCTATTGCATACGGTTCACATGGGTCAGCCGAAGATGATATCCAAGCTGCAGCCTGTCCACGACGTTTTAAAACGTCTACTGGGGTAGGAGGCAATCCCGTATCAGCCTTTAGCCATTCCCAAGAGAACGCCAACGACACATCAACTGGCACTTCATCCCCGTCTCTAACGGTATCAAGAAGTCCTTTATCCAACTCATAGTTACGGTTTTTCTTTTCTACAAAAGAAACGTTACCCGTTCCTATTTTTATTTCAAGTTCAAGTTGGGTCGGTGTCGTCCCATCTTTGAACTTGATTGTGCATTTTTTTAGGTCTATTTTCATATTATAGTCTCCATATAATAGTTTGCTGTTACCGATGATTTAAACACGGGTGCATTAGGAGTAGCTTGTCCATAATGATTAATAATTACAGGTGAACCAACTTTGACACACCCATAATAACTACCATCATCAAGAACAGTATCCCCATACTTATAGATACTTATGCTATTATTGAAAAATGATGCAACTAATCCAGAATTTTTAATATAACGATAACCGTCATTATTATTCTCTAATGAGTTAATAAGAACTGTAACCGTTAAAGCAAGATGATAGTATTTTCTGCTGACCTCATTAAAATCTGGTCCATCCATAATGAACTCAGTCCAGTCCTGCATTGAATTTGTAACACGCTTTTGACCTTCTACATGTAGCGGTAAGCCCATAGTAGAAAAGTGTTTGGCTAATGATGCAAAAATCCATTTAGGCAGTAATACTTTCATCTCTAAATCCTATATTTGATGCTACGTTTTTCTCAATCATATTATCTAACTCTGACCCGCGTATATTTACAAGTCTAACAATATATCCATACTTAAATCCATAATCATCAATAGATTCAGGTGTATATCTAAATCCGTTTGCAATTACCTCATCATTAAGATATCCTTCCATATCCCAAGACTGCGGGAGATTGCCAGTCTTAATTATCAAGAGACGCCTATCTCTATCTAAATAACCAGCAATCTTCACTAAGTCCATTTTATATAGGGCATCCCGCTTAACCTTTGCAGGTAGCAGGATAGCCCTTATAACTTTGACGTTGTAATCATTAAGCATCTTCCCAGTTTCAACATTGAAGCTGGTTGATACAAATTTTTTCCACGTAATAGATACACCCCAAATCTTATTGAGATTATAAAGAGATTTAATTACTTCTCGTTTGTTATACTCTTGTATCATCCAAACATTACCACTCCTCTATTCACATCAAGAACTTTCGTTCCGCACAGTATATCAACTGTAACAAGATGTCCTTGCTTTTTACCATCATACGTGATGACAGTTCTCATAGCCAAGTTATTCTTGACAGCTACCGCAGACCTTGCAAGTCCCGTAATTGGGAGCGCAAGAGGTCTCGTTACAAGTGCTATAGCAGAGTGTATGAACCCAAGATTATACGAACCAGCTGGACCGAGATATACATCAGCATTATCGGCACAGGCTGTTTTCAGTGTAGTATTGAGCAGAACTGCCGCCGTAGAACCAGAAACAGTGATTTCTATAATCGTATAGACATCAGTTCCAATTCCAAGAATCTGTCCCACTTGTGGTGCGCGTGTAAATCCGTCTATCTCTATTTCCTTAGAGTAGCCAGCCGCATAGCCACCAACCATATTTACTGCACATGGCGTATAGCTTGTAACCACAGCATTATCAATGACATCTTCTACCAATCCAGGTGTAATCACCATAGAAGTAGGAGTTGCCCCACCAATAGTAGATACAACTCTATGAGGATACATGCTTCCAGCAATAGTAACATAGCTACCATTTGCTATAGCCGCTGCAAATCCATCAATAGTTATTGTGGTTGCACCCGCTAAATATCCACTTGCATAGTTTACTGCACCTTCTACATAATCAGTCAATGACTTTTTAACGTAAGAGGTGTTTTGAGCCATAAATGAGGATAAGCCGTATTTCTTGCCGAGAGATGCTTCTCTCAAAGTTGTGCCTTCATCACCAACTTTATCAGCAGTTATAAGGTCTTTATCCGCAAGTATTTTCGATTCAGATTCAGGCGTAAGCAACATATTCCTATTTGAACCCCATTTAAGGTTATTCATAATAGTTCTGCTACCGAGCAAGTAGTCTGCCGCATTTGATTTTGTCATCCCGCCCAATTGACCAAAAAAGTTTGGAAAAAATTGCGGAGTCAAACCCAATACTGCCCTATCAACACCTCTCGATATCGAACCTACTGCAGGGACTAGATATGTTTCAATCAGACCCTTAATAGCCATAGACCTTTCGGAATCTTTAATCATGAAAGAGCTATGGAAATGCTGGTCCATCACTATCGGTATTTTCGTAGATACCGCATCTTGAATCACAACATCATCATTAACGCCCTTACGTCTGATTTTAAATTCCGATGGAATATTCGCATTCACAACATCACCGACATCAGCTATGATGTTTTCATAGTTACGAAACACTAGATTCCCTGCGACCATGTTCTCTTCCAAGAGCATCAAGCCTTCATTAGCCCAAAACTCTGGTGTGAGAGCATCCAAATCATTGTCATATACTGGTTTGAATATTTTTTTATTCATAGTTTTCCTTGCTGTTTAAGTTGTTTCCTAATACTTGGGTAATTATCAGCCGTTATTTTTTTTGGGTCAAAAGAGCCTCCAACACCAACGTTTAAGCTCCCTAATCCAGGCTTAATACCAGCTTTGAATAAGTTACCATACTGTTCTGGCAAATCTTTCATTCTTTTCAATGCGTCGCTAGGACTCAAATCAAGAATTATTGGTTTGCCTTTTTCATCTACATCATTGAATTTCAGTCTAACTGAAAACTCGCCACTAGGCTTATCATCAACTAGCTGTTCAACGACCTGCGCCATAGGTTGTAACAATGCCACTAACTGAAGCGGATTATATGCTTCATTCTGAATTGCAGCATCAGACAAAGCCCTTGCTACCAGCGATGTTTCATAACGACTTTTCCATTGATTGGATTTAATCTCAAAATCTTGTTTCTCTCGCGTTAGCTTTTCTTCAAGTCTTTTCTTTTCACGATTAGAGAGTTCTTCCTTTGTCATAACTTGAGTTCTAAGGTCTTCTATCTGAACAGTGAGGTCATTCCTCTCTTTCTCCGTCAGATTAGACTTTTCTCTTAGCTCTTCAAGCTGTGTAGCCATTTTCTTAACTCTCTCTTTATCCTCGTTTCTTGACTTAGCAATCATCGAGTTTACATCTTCTTGAGAGAACTTCCTCTCAGCAGCTGCTTTTGCATCTGCATCCGCTTTTGCTTTCGCATC